GTCGGCAGCATGAGGTGAATATACTGGTTGGTGGTGTCTCCAGATTTATACCAAACCCACCACCTTTAGTTGTTGTGCTCTTGCGATCACTAAACAGGGGCATGCGGGCATCACTATTACGTAAAAAGCTGTTGTCCACAGAGTCCATTTGATTACGAGCTTTTTGGTCGTAATATGTATCGCGGGCTTCAGCCATTTCTCTTGGCTTCTTACATAAAAGTAATCCACCAATTTCAACATTTCCATCCTTATTTGCTTGAACCTGCAATTCGGGATGATCCACTGCCTTACACGGCACCCAGTGATCACGGAACTTTTGAGACACGTTAGTGTCATTCGCTTGTCCAGCGATTGCTGTTGCTACCCAGTGAAATACATAATCCGGGTCAGGTGTTGGGTCAGGCAGTGAGCTCGGTGGTTTGTAAACATATCGAGTTTCGGTTTTTTCGCGGGTTTCTAAATCCCGTGGTGTGCGTTTATTAGTCATTTCAAATCTCCAATTTAAGAACTTCTTGTGCATACTGTTTATGGGATAAGCCAAATTTATCTGCTAGGCGTTGCTGCGTAGTAGTTAATGTGACTGTTTTCTTTGATCCAGTGGATCGGGAAGAAGAGGCCACTACAGTTGCGGGTTTCTTAGTTGGAGCAGCCTTTCTGTCAGCTGACTCTGAAACACCTAATAACTCAGGAAACACCTGCTTCAAGCGCCCATCAACACGAGCGAAGTAGTCATCAGAGCGGGGGTCGATTCCCGTAGCCACTAGTTTTTGGTGCAGCCCTAGTGCAAAGGCTGTCATTTCTTCATATCCCGGAGACCCGAACCACTGGTTTTTTGCTTGCCAGCGCAAGGTTTTATCGTCGAGTCTTGGTGCTTCTTGGGACGATGGTTGTATTTGTACAGCACTTTCTGAAGTTTGTAAAGGGGTTGGTTTGAAATTTTTTGCAGACTCTAATTTCATTTTTGCGTCTGTCAAGGCTTCTTGTGCATCAAGCATCAAGTCCGAATCGTAAGATTCTTGTGCCTCTTTATATTTACGCCGTGCCATCTCCATTTCCGCTTCAGCCTTAGCCTGTAAGGTTTCCATGTAGGTAGCTTCACCACTTTTTACGTACTCTTTGAGTCTTTGATTCTCTTCCAAAATAGAACGAGCCATGCGTTCTAGCTCATCTTTTTCACGCGAAACTGCTTCTTTAGCACGTCTTTCATCATGCCTTGCGTGAGTTAGTTTTTTGATTCTATTCTGAACATCTTTAGAATAACTTTCAATTTCTTCTTCAGAAGGGTCTTCAACTTCATGATCAAGCGGTTTAGCTTTGCGATCATTCTCAGGGGTATCGTCTTCGATTTGAATATCAACGTCACCTTCAGCGTCAATGTCAATATCTAATTCATCTACGGGTTTACCCTGATCTTCTTCAGTTTCGTGGGGGAATTTGTAGTCGTCATCTGGCATGTATATCTCCTTTATACGCGGGTAATACCGCGTGGGTCTTCAACAGTTGCTTCAACTTGATCATCATTAATCAAGCGAAACTCTTTTCCATGAATCTTGAGGCGGGTACCAGTGTATGGACGGGTAATAACGAAGTCGCCTTCTTTACACCACGGACCTTCTGGGAACTTTTCCGCATCATAGGCACTGGGCCCCAGTTTGATAACAAACAGCACTGGTGAGGTTAATTCCTCAATTTCTTTGGTTTTATCTGCTTTAACAAGCCCACTTTCGTATGTGTCATCAGGATCAATCAATGCGCAGAGCAGTCGCCAGCCTTTTGGGTCTGGTATTGCTTTTGCTTTGTTCTCTGGTGATGCTGCTTCATACTCTTGATCCACTTGTGGGCTTTTAACGCCCGGCGGCAGGATTAACTCAGACTCCGGTAATGCGATGGTTTCACTCATCGTTGGCCTTCTCTATATTTTCAGCGAGGTCGATTAAATGGCGCTCTGCATAGGCTAGACCTCGAATCACCCCGCAAAGCTCTTTGTACTGCTCAAAGCTAGAGCACTGACCATTTGCCAAGTCGTCAGTGTAGTTGTTCATATCTGCGCGTAACTTATCGCGTAATACTTGTAGTACATCCATCGTTACTAAATCCATTTATTACTCTCCTTTTGGTTTGTTTCTTAGTTGCGCTTTTGATTTAGCTATATCTACTCCTATTTTAGCGCCGTCAAGTTGTTGTTTTATATGAAGATTTTCACGGTTTTTCTCTAGCTCTTGGGTCATCTTGGCTACCGCAGTTTCTGCTTTAGTTTCAATTTCCTGTTTCTTGAGCTCAAGCGCATCAGCTTTAGCAGCACCATCAACCTGAATCTTAAGTTTCTTAATCTCAATATCTTGTCTCTTAAGGTCAAGTTCTTGCATCTGCATTTGAAGTACTGGATCTTGTGCGTTTTGCTGAGCTTGTTGTTGCGCTGCAGCAGCTTTGGATTCTGCCAACACTTGCGGTGCGGCTTCTGCCATAAGGCGGCTGATTTCTTTTTCTAACTCTGGTGGCAACTCGTCTTCTTGGTTCGGCAGTGCTACACCTAACGCTAGCTCGATCTTGTTTCTATATGCGTACCCAACGTGTTCAGCAATGTGCGCCTGCATAGAGCCCATAATTGCTTGAGCTTGTGGGTTTTGTCCAATTAGTTGCTGCACAATTGGATCTTGCATAGCCATTTGGTGAACCTTAATATGCGACTCGTGGTCTTGGAATGGGAATGCTTTGAGGGGTTTACCTTTCAGCGCATTCTGGTTTTCCGTTACAGGGTCTTTTGGCTTCTCATCATCTTCCAACGGCACGATCTTGTTAGCGTGTTTAATGCCTAGAATATCAAGCATCTGACGGTGCAAGAACGGTAAATCATAAATCTGCGGTGCCATTTGTGCCAACTGAATAACAGCTTGGTACTGAACTACTCTTTGTGAAAGCGTAGCGGCATTTGGATCTGATACAGGAATAACCTCAACAATACTGTAGTCACTACGTTTAGCACTAGCACGACCATCTTCTGGCTCGTATGTGTAATCAGGATCTGTGTAGTCACGGATCAAACCAGCGATCAGCTGCAGTTCTTGTTTAAGCGCATAGTGAACACGGGCTTGTACTGCGGACATTACCTTAAGGCTTCTTTCCAAGATTGCTAGCGTTGTACCTACTGGCGCTTGGTTAGACATGTCGCTGATTTTCATGTCGGATGTTGCAGCAAAACGACGCGCTTCATCAATGATCTTATCCATCAAGCCAGACAGAACCATCGAAGGCTCTTTGTATGGCAACGGCAAGATGTTATCTCTGATTGAACCTGAACCTACATCTACGTCACGGAATTCACCCGGTGCTATCGGAGTGTCATCGCCCTTAATACGCAGTCCCCGGGCTTTAAGTCCACCCGGCAAGTTGGAGAGGGTTCCGGCGTCCACGAGCTGACGCATGATACTAGTAGCAGACTTAGCGTAACCGCCAATAAGATGGAACAAACCAAAACCGTACGAGCCATAGCCCGGAATGTATTGGTAATGTACGAAATGGTGCCTCTTAAGTTTAAGTTCATCGTCTTCTTTCCAGTTGCGGCGAATAGCTAAAACTTCGTTGGTTCCGCGCAACATTGTTACTACGTAAGGTAGTGCAATGCCGGTAGGCTCGCCGTCGTCATCTAAATCTTCAAAGCCTTCAATATCTAAGTCAACATGTGACTCATACATTTCAAAGCGGTCGTCGTTAGTAGCAGAGAAACCAGTTTCTTTATCTTTGCTTTCTTGAATGTCACTAGTAAATTTATCTGGTTCACCGAGCTCAACATCACGGTAAAAGCCAGCATTCATTAGCTTTAACAATTCGTTCTTAGTCTTGCGCATGCGGTGTGTAATGCGATGGCAAGTGTTAATTTCGGAGATGCCGTACGGCAGTATGATGTCTTCAGCTGGAATAAATACGGATACTGGACGCCCTAGACTTGGGTCGTAGTAGACCTTCTTAAACGCAGAACCAGCGCTTGGCAAGTTCCAAAGCATTTTTTCGTGCTCAGGTCTGTACTCAGGCATCTTTTCTGTAAGTTGATAGTTCATGTCATCTTCAACACGACTAGCCGCATCTTTTTTCTCTGGGGTATCACGCCCAATGATTTGCGTTCTTACAGGTCCCTTTGCTGGGAACGTTTCCATAATAGTGTCAGATTGAAACCGCACTACCGCTTCAGTGATCATTGGGTGAAATACACCGCACGCACCATCCCAAGGCTCGGTTCTTTCTTCAAACTTCAAACCAAGCAACACAATACCGTCTTTGTACATCTTCTCCCAGTCAGAGCGGGAGCCAATGTCGTTATCAATATCTTCTGATAGATCACTAGCTAGCGTTTCTAAAACGCCGCTATCTAAAACGTCAGCTAAGTTTTCATCAAAGTCGGCATCTTCTTCACCTTTTTCCATTGACATAATTTCTTCGCCACCAACGCTGACCTTCAGTGCTTCTGGGTCTTCTACTTCAATTTCTATATCTGGTTCTTCATTATCTAAACCAGCGAGTCCCTGCGGGGCTGCGTATAGTGATTTCTCAATGCTCATAATTTTTCCTAATAATAAGCCGCACGTCTGCGGTATTTGTAAGTTAAGTCTTCTTGTTCGTCTGTTTCAAGGCTGATAAAGCCCCCCTGCCTGTAACGCAGTAGTGCCTGAGTAGTAGTATCCACGAAGTCATCGTGTTCGCCAACTGGAAATGACGCAATCTCTTCAATTACTTCTCTTGCCCAGCGTGTATCCGGTGCCCATACTTTACCACTTGTAAACAGATCAGCTACAGCATTTAACCTGACCATCTTGTCATTACCACGACTTGGGCTAAATTCTTGTACGGGTATCCCAATAAGCCTAAGCTCTTGAATTAACGGGGCACCCGCCGCCTTTTTCTCCACAATGAAGGCATCTGGTTTCCATTCTTTGTAGTGTTTGAGTGCAATTTGTTTTAGCTCCGGAAAAGTCATGCGGTCTTTAAAGGCATCCAACATAATGATGTTGGGGCTACGTTTATCTTCATTATCGTAAAAAACACCCCACGTCGTACAGGCAGAGTAGTCTGAGTTGTTCTTTGTTTCAAACGCCGTATCCCAAGACTGAATCACGTACTCACACTTCGGCGGATCATCTGCTTCCCATATTCTCCAGTCTTTCCTAGACACTAGCGCACTCATGTCGCTGGTCGGGTTCTGCATGTACTGGGCGTTCCAATATCGTGGGTCGATGGACTGCTGGGTATTCTTTAACGCTTCTAGGCTCCACTGCGCAGGCCACAAACTTTTTTCATGATCCGTACCGGCATCCATGATGGCTGGCAACTCTACAATTTCCCAAGGTATAGTCTCTGGGTTTTTAATCTGGTAGTCAATCAAGCGACCCGTAAGGTCCAAAAGGGACCATCTAGTCATAATAACGATGATCGCACCCCCCGGCATTAAGCGTTGCAAGGGACCCGTTTGGAACCAAGACCACGCGTTATCGAACGCCAGCCTTGAGTTTGCTTTCATATCTTGTTCAGAATGTGGATCGTCAATTACGAAAAGATCCGCTCCACGACCAGCCAGAGCCCCGCCAACACCAGCTGCGTAATACTGACCACCAGCACCAGTACTCCACTTCCCTGCCGCTTTCTGGTCATCGGCGACAACTGTTTGGGGGAAAATTTCTCTGTATTCTTCGCTATCAATTAAGTTCCTTACCCTCCGACCAAAGTCTTCGGAGAGAGACGCCGTGTGCGTACCCATAATAATCTTCTTATGGGGGAAGTTGCCTAAAAAATAGGCAGGGAATAAATAAGAGCTGAACTCCGACTTACCCATACGCGGGGCTATGTTGATAATGACGCGCTTTTTCTTGCCATCTACTACATCTTGGAAGATTTTAGCGAGTCGTTTGTGGTGTGGGCCTACTTTAAACCCCGGATATATGCGCTTTGCAAACTCTATCGGGTCCGTTTTGGCTGTGTGTAACCCAAACCTGTGTTCTTTCTTTTCTAAATCCGCCAGAAACGCTTGTTTCTCGACCTTGTTCATGTCTTTGAGCGCCTTTTGTGCAGCAAGGGCTTCTTCTGGGGTAAAGAAATCTAGGTTCATGCGTCTTTTTCAGGCGTTTCTTCTACATCTACTATATCCACAGCGCCCATGTACCTGCCTAGCTTCTCTTTAATGCGTGCGTCTAGCTCTTCGTCCGTTACGTCTTCTGATTTTATTGCTACGCGGTCTGTGAAGAGGGCGACCTCGGTTACTTTACCCAACATCTCCAGTGCTTTTAACCGAATTCTTGCGTCTGGGTGTTGTATTTCCTTGACTATATGGCTCACTGCCATTGAGCGTAGCTCTTCTGCTTGCTCAACAAACTTCCACTGGTAGGCCGTCACCATACCAACGGCTGACTTTATCTCTTCTGGTAGGTCAAGCTGTAATAACTTTTCTTTTGCGCGAGGGTCGTGGGTTGTTAATGCGTTGAAGGTGTTTGCTACCTTCTCTTGCTGGGTTTCTGTAAGTGTAGCCTCATCATCGTCTTGAAAAGACTCCAGCCACTTGCTGGTTTTGATCTGCGCACTAAGCGTTTCAGTGGCGTTTAAATTTTCTAGGGGGTCAAAGGTTTCGCCAGAAATTTTATCTGGTGTGTAGTCTGCTGCGGATGCTGTGACTAAGTGTTCTAAAAACAACTACTTTCCCCTTTGGTTGCGTGTGGTGCTCACGTATGGCTGGAGTATATATTATTTTTACTAGGCGTGGGGGTTTTATTTAACTTTACAATCCAACTCAAATAACTTTACAATACCTCTACCAGCGCTTTTTACTCCTTCGTTTGGGCGTTGGTTCCTTGTAAGATGGATTAGTACATCCTCGTTTGACCCCCGGACTTAAAACCCCCGGGGGTTTTTTTATTACTTCGTTTTGTACATCTTAAAAGTATCAATAGCAACGCCAATCCAAAAATCGTAAGCGTCTTTAATTGCTTTTTCAGCTTGTTGATAGGTCTTGTTTAGTTCAATAGGTTTAAAAATGTCATACATAGGGTTTCTCCTGATAGGTTGTTGATGGGTATATTTTAATTGATTTTATATTGCAGTGCAACATTGT